TGTAACGCAAAGTGTTAGCAAAGCAACAGCGGTTACTTTAAGCAAATCTACCGGTCAAATTACACTAGACGGCGCTGCGTTGCCTGCATCTACGACTGTTAGTTTTACGCTGACCAACACTGTAATTGAAGCTGGCGATATTTTGGTAATGAACCATATCAGCGCAGGCACTGCCGGTTCTTACCTGCTTAACGCTCAGTCTGCGGCAGGATCAGCAAGCATCAACGTGCGAAATATTTCCTTGGGCTCCTTGTCTGAAGCAATTGTGATTGCCTTTGCAGTGATTAAGGCTGTGAGTGCCTAATGAAAACGCCGATTCTTGGGTCGGCCTATGTTGCACGCAGTATCAACGCTGCGAACAACCGCATGGTCAATCTGTTTCCAGAGGCCATCCCAGAAGGCGGCAAGGAACCTGGCTTTCTGAATCGCGCACCTGGCCTTGACTTCCTACAGACCGTAGGCACCGGGCCGATCCGGGCGTTGTGGGCGCACCAGACTAACGGCAGCGACTTCTTTGTAGTCTCTGGTTCTGGCCTCTACAAGATGACCGGCCTGACTGCCACGCCACAACTGTTGGGGACTTTGACTACCAGCAGCGGCCCGGTGTCCATTGCGGACAACGGCACACAGCTATTTTTAGCCACCAATCCTGACGGGTTCATTTACAACGAAGTAACCAATGTATTCGCCCAGATCACCGACCCTGACTTTGCTGGCGCGGTGACGGTAACGTACCTTGACGGGTATTTTGTCTTTAACCAACCCAACAGCCAAATTCTTTGGGTGTCTCAATTGCTAGATGGCACTTCAGTAGATCCGTTGGACTTTGCCAGCGCTGAAGGCGCACCCGATGGTGTGGTGGCTGTTATTTCCAACTACCGCGAGCTGTGGGTATTTGGCACAGACTCGGTAGAGGTCTGGTACAACATTGGCGGCGCTGACTTCCCGCTACAGCGCATCCAAGGCGCGTTCAACGAGATTGGTTGCGTTGCTGCGTTCTCAATTGCCAAGCTGGACAACGGCTTGTTTTGGCTCGGTACGGACGCTCGGGGTCAAGGCATTGTTTACCGTGCCAACGGGTATGTGGGCATTAGGATTTCCACCCATGCTATAGAGTACGCAATTGCCCAGTACGGAAACATTTCGGACGCTATTGCCTACACTTACCAGCAAGAAGGCCATGCCTTCTACGTGCTGACGTTTCCAAGCGGCAACGCCACTTGGGTCTACGATGCATCCACCCAAGTCTGGCACGAACGTGCGGGTTTTGATGGCGGCGACTTTATGCGGCACCGCAGCAACTGCCAGTGCAACTTTGGCGGCAACATTATTGTGGGCGACTTCCAAAGCGGCGACATCTATCGGTTTGACCTAGATGTGTACGCTGACAATGGCGGCATTCAGAAGTGGTTGCGGTCGTGGAGGGCGCTGCCAACCGGCCAGAACAATCTGAAGCGCACGGCGCAACACAGTCTGCAACTAGACTGTGAAGCAGGCGTTGGGCTAAATTTGTACCCTGCGTATGCCAGCGAAAATATTGACACTGAAGCGGGGTTAGACCTTGTGGCTGAGTACGTGCAAACGTTTTTAGCCACGCAATCGGGGGTTACTTTAACCACCGAAGCAGGGGACGGTTTTGAGCCTTTGGGCCAGTACGAGTTGTCAGATACCGATATTACTGGGTACAACTTAGTCACCAATTCATACCCTGCTGCGCCAGGCTACGACCCGCAAGTGATGTTGCGCTGGTCAGATGACGGTGGTCACACTTGGTCTAACGAGCATTGGTCGTCAATTGGCAAAATTGGCGCGTATGGGCACCGAACCTTTTGGCGTCGGTTGGGTATGACCTTGAAGCTGCGCGATCGGGTGTACGAACTATCCGGCACCGACCCCAACAAGATAGCGATCATGGGCGCTGAATTGCTACTGAGCCCGACTAGCGCTTAACATGGCTACGGGCAACCAAACCCAGATCACCCCGCCACGGGTGCCGATCATTGACGAGCGCACGGGTGCAATCTCGCGTCAGTGGTATCGCTGGTTTTACAGCCTGTACACCTTCACCGGCGAAGGAACAGGCATTCTTCCCGTCACCTCTGGCGGCACGGGTCTAGGCACGATCCCGACAAACGGGCAACTGCTGATTGGCAACGGCACGGGCTACACGCTTAACACGCTAGGGGTCGGCGCAGGCATTTCGGTTACCAACGGCTTAGGCACCATCACGGTAGCCAACACGGGCGTTCTGTCAAACATTGCTGGAACTGGCATATCGGTGTCTGGTGCCACGGGCAACGTCACAATTTCCAACACGGGCGTTCTAAGCGTTTCTGGAGGCACTACAGGCCTGACACCCGCCACGGCTACTGCGGGGGCTGTAACGCTGGCTGGGAGGCTTGCAATTGCCAACGGTGGCACAAACGCTACGGCTACCCCAACGGCAGGCGGCATTGCCTACGGCACGGGTACAGCCTATGCGTTTACTTTGGCGGGTACGTCCGGCCAGATGTTGACCAGCGCCGGGGCGGGTACACCGACCTGGACAACGCCAGTGGTCAATACGGTGTCCGCGCCGGTTACCAAGACTGCCAACTTTACCGTGGCAGTTGGCGAAGCCTGGCTGATCAACAACAAGTCGGGATCGACTTGTACGGTCACGCTGCCAACAGCGTCTGCATGGATCGGGCGGCAGTTGATTTTCAAGAACATGCAGGCGCAGACTCTGGTGTCAGCATCAAGTAATGTTGTTCCGCTTGACAGCACCAGCGCCGGTACGGCGATCCTTTTGGATGTTGTGGGCAACTGGGCGACGATGGTGTCGGACGGCACCAACTGGGTCATTATGCAAGCCGCTGCGAACAACAACCTGTTGCTGGAGTGAAAGATGATCCACCACCATTTTAGTTCAGGTGTTTACGCCAAAGAAACCAGAATCCCAGCAGGGTATGTCTTGGTGCAACACGCCCACAAGCATAACCATTTGTCCATCTTGGCTAGCGGGTCTGTCGAGTTGGCGGTTGATGGTGAGAAGTCCGTTGTCCACGCCCCTGCCTGCTTGACTATTGCCGCAGGTAAGCATCACGGCATAAAATCAATCACGGACGTTGTGTGGTACTGCGTACACGCTACTGATTGCACGGATGAGGATGGTATTGATGAAGTGCTGATTGAGTCTGGGAATACGGAAGAAATGCAAAAATTGGCGTTAAGCCTTCAGGAGTAAATTATGCCTTGGTCATTTATCGTACCCGCCGCAATTAGCCTATTTTCAGGCAGTCAACAAGCAGACGCTGCTGAAAGTGCGGCAGGCGTTGCCGGTGCAGCTTCTGACCGTGCAACAGCGTTGCAAAAGCAGATGTTCGACAGGCAGATGGCGGGGCAAGAGCCTTACCGTCAGGCTGGCCTAGCTGGGCAAAACAGGCTGATGGAGTTGCTTGGACTCAGAATGCCAGCGCAAGCTGGTGGCGGTGGTGTTGGCGCTCCGTATATGCGTAGTGACGCTGAACTCAGAAATGCGTTAGCAGGGCAGTTTACGTCAGAAGGGTCGCCTGCGGGTTATGCCGGCGGCGCGGTAGGGAGGGGCGGTAGGGAGGGCGGCGATGGCGTTTATGTGGAGGCAACGCCAGGCGTAATCGACGAGGCCGGGCTTTCTCGCGCTATGGCTGCGGCGCGTCAAGGCGACCAGAACGCCATGAACAACTACCAACCCCCGCAAAGTGCTGCGACGGGGCAAAGTGCTGACTTTGGTAGGTATGCCAGAGACTTCAGCATGGCCGACTTCCAGCAAGACCCAGGCTATGCGTTTCGGTTAAGCGAGGGACAGAAGGCACTTGACAGGTCTGCGGCGGCTAGAGGCGGTTTGATTTCTGGTGGGGCTTTGAGGGCCGCAACGCGCTTCGGGCAGGACTTGGGGTCGCTAGAGTACACGAACGCATTCAACCGCTACCAAACAAACCGATCTAACCAACTTAATCCTTTGGGCAGCTTGATGACATTGGGGCAGAATGCAGCGGCTAACCAAGGCGCGTCTATGGGGACTTACGGCACCAACGTAGGTAATGCGTACATGGGGCAAGGTGATATTCAAGGTAACGCGATGTTGGCGGGCGCTCAAGCTAGATCATCGTCGTATGGCGACATTGCCAACCGGTATGGCCGTACTAATCCTAATTTTAGTAACATGTTTGGTGGCAGCAGCATTCCATTATTTAACCCAGATGGAACCCCTACATCTTAATTTAAGGTTACATCATGGCACTTAATTTTGGAATACTTCAGCCCGTCAATATCGGGGGCCAGATTATGGCCGGTGAACAAGAGGCGCAGCGCAACCAGTTGGCGCAGCAGCAGCTAAAAACTGGCGCAATGCAGCAAGAAAAAGCCCAAATGGAAATGACGGGGTTTAAGCGTCGTCAAGCGGGTTTAGATGAATTTTTGAAACTAAGCGCTGCCAATGGAAAGACCGGAACGCCCGAAGAGTTGGCAGATAGTTTTTATAACTTTTCGTTGACGCAAGGCGACCCTACGCTAATTATGTCTGCGTACAACGCACGGCAAGCTGCCAAAGAACGTAGCGCGTATCAAGCCAGCCGCACGCCTGGGGCTCCTGCCGCGCCTGCTATTGCA